CAGGGTCAGGGTCAGGGCTGGGCTGGGCTGGGCTGGGTCAGGGTCAGGGTCAGGGCTGGGAGCGGTGCGGTGGCTGGGCGGGGGTCAGGGTCAGGGTCAGGGCTGGGCTGGGCTGGGGTCAGGGCTGGGCTGGGCTGGGGTCAGGGCTGGGCTGGGTCAGGGTCAGGGTCAGGGCTGGGTGCGGTGCGGTGGCTAGGGGGTTAGGGCTGGGGTCAGGGTAATCCGTCTATGTAATCCGTCTATGTTTGGGTCAGGGGGTCAGGGTCAGGGCTGGGGGCTGGGCTGGGGGCTAGGTCAGGGTCAGGGCTGGGGTCAGGGTTGCTATGCGGTTGAGTGTTTTTGCGCTGGGCTGGCTGGGCTGGGCTGGGTTGCTATGCGGTTGAGTGTTTTTGAGCCTAGTCAGGGTCAGGGGGGTCAGGGCTGGGGGCTGGGCTGGGTAAAAGGGCAACCCCCTAGCCTAGTGGCTAGGGGGCTGGCTGGCTGGCTAGTTCTTGACGAACAGGGTGGCTAGGTGAGTTGAGTAGTGCCACACTTGGAGTTCAGCGTTCTTCACAATGTCGTTCGCCTTGTGCCACGCTAGAAACTCAGCAACCTTAGTCCAAGACACACACTCATAGATAGGTTGTCCTAGTTCGTTGCCTAGTTCGTCTTTTAGAACAACTACAAGAGTAGTTGGCTCGCCTAGTAGTTCTAGGGCGGTGGCGGTGGCGGTGGCGGTTGCGTTCATTAGGTTCTCCTTGTTAGGTGGCTGGCTGGGTTGCCTGCCTTGTAGTTACAAGCTTAGTCTTTTTGGGCGAGTTAGCAAGTTGAGAACACAAATTGAAGCAACTTTTTGTATAACACTTTGGTAACAGAAACTCACGCCCGAAACAAATTCCGGAAAGCTGAAATTACATGACTGCCATCTCGCAGGCCAAAACCAAAATAAGTTAATGTATCATTTTTTTGTACAGTACGTAAACATTGCACGAAACTATGATACAATGTACTTATGTCTAGAAGATACGCACGACTCCAATCCCTACCTCAAAAAGAGGTCGACTTCATCAACACCCTCTCAGGTCCCAATCTCCACAAGCGCGCCTCAGCTCTCTACTCAGCTGGCTGGACGTTGGCCTCGATCGGTGACTCCCTCACCCCCACCCGCACCCGTTCGACAATCAAGTCCTGGGTTGATCGCTACCCTTCTCCTGATCCTAGATCCCTGGACGTCGACATCCCTATCCCACGTCTCCGCACTCCCGATGGTGGATACCAACGTCTAACCCCCAAGTCCCCCGGCGTCCCCCAAGAAGCTGCCGACCGCCTTAAATACGTAGCCCCACTCGCACGTCTCTATCGACACCGAATGCCCTCGAGCCACCCATGCTCCCAGGCTAATCACGAAATGAACGAGCTTGTTACATCCCTACGTGACGCCGACGTCTCTATTGCCGACATCGCTCGCGCAGCCAACGTTACCCACCGCGCAATCGCCCGACGTTTGCAAGCTCTCGGGAGATAGGGTAGACTACTAACATGCAAATCGTTTACGATCTTTTTCCCGCACACTTTGTGATCGCTGCACCGGACGTCTACGCCGACGTCCAGAGTATGTCCTCCTCCCCACCCTCCACCGAAGCCTACTACCTGCAGAAGACGCGCATCATTGTTACCGACACCGAAATCGTTGTTGCGCAGGACGGTCCTGGCGGCCCTCAAATCATGTTCAAAGAGCCGTACGAGTCCTTTGTAAAATCTGGACGTCCAGAGTTAGACTCTTACGCCGTCATGAAGACCGGCAAAACTCTTGCCTTTAAGAAAGACACCAACTGCGGATGCGGATCCTCCCTGCGAGGCTGGAACCCATACCGCACCCTCAGCTCCATGAAGGATCCTAGTGCTTAGCCTCCAGGACGTAGATCCGTTCCACTTCATTCTTCTATCCTTAGCAACGTACCGTTTGGCACGTCTGCTTACGATAGACATAATCTTTGAGCCGCTGCGCAACCGTATCTGGAAGCGCAAAGGACCAGAGACCCTAACGGGTTACTTATTTACATGCGTGTGGTGTATGTCCATTTGGTTTGGATCACTTCTAACAATCTGGTATACAATAGATACAGCAACAGCGGTGGTATTCACATTGCCGCTAGCCCTTTCGGCAGTTGCAGGAATAATAACCGCACGGGTTGATTAGTAACACCGTTCCGTTATAAATGACAGGAGCCGATTTTGGGCGTTTTTAGCCGTAACCAGAGAGACAACTCTCAACCACTGCGTGCGTCAGGAATACCTACGCCAGCCGCAGCACTACCATCTAACTCAGCCTTCCTCAGTGAGCAAGGGCGAGCCACTTCTGCCGCCTACTCCGTAATCCGCCCTCTTATTGCCGCGGCCACCCAGGTACACCTAAACGACAGAGGAGAAGCAGACCGCTTCAAGAACCGTCGCATGGCGCAGTCCTCGAGCTGGCAGACCGAAGCGTGGGAATACTACGACGCGATTGGTGAAGTCAAGTACGCCTTCAACCTAGTTGCCTCGGTTGTATCTCGTATCCGCCTCTACGCCGCCATTGTCCAGGACCCATCAGAGGCCCCAAAGCCAGTCCGCCAGGTTGCTAACCTAGACGAGGACCTAGCTCAAGCTGCAGAACGCGCACTTATGCGTCTAGACAGCGCATATGGAGGCCAGGCCGGCCTTTTGCGCGACTGTGCCCTAAACCTTCTCACCACTGGCGAGTGCTACCTAGTACAGATGCCTACTCTTCCAGGTACCGGAACCCCTGAGTCTTGGGACATCCGCTCTGTAGACGAACTAACCATCGATGCCAAGGGCAACTACATCATTGCCGGACGTCGCGAGTATCAGGCTGGTACCTCAACCATGAACGGCAACGCTCGTGGAGCACTGAAGCTTCCTAAAAATGCGTTCGTTGGACGTATCTGGCGCGCTCACCCACGTTACTCGGACGAAGCTGACTCGTCACTACGCGGTTTGCTAGACATGTGTGCCGAGCTTTTGCTCCTAAACCGCACATTCCGCGCCACTGCACGCTCTCGCCTCAACGCTGGAGCCCTTTACCTACCAGACGGCCTCTCTGTAGCTGCCACTCCGGACCCAAACTACCCTTACGAGGACGAAGACGGCCTTTACAGCGACCCAACGCCCGAAGAAATGGCCGATGAGTTCGAAGATCAGCTGATTGACGCTATGACTACGCCAATTCGCGACGAAGACAGCGCTTCAGCCGTTGTTCCGCTTGTAATTCGCGGTCCAGCCGAGCTTGGTGACAAAATTAAGCAGTTTAAGTTCGAAAGAAGCTTCGACCCAGCACTTGCACAGCGTGCAGACCGTGTTTTGGAGCGTATTTTGCAAGGTTTGGACGTTCCAAAGGACATTGTTACCGGTTTGGCCAACGTAAAGTACTCAAACGCCCTCCAAATCGACGAAGCACTCTACAAAGCGCACATTGAACCCCTAATGTTGCTCATTGCAGACGCTTTGACCGTTGTTTACCTACGTCCTTACCTGATTGCGAACGGTTATAGCGCAGCGGACGTCGACCGAATCGTAATTTGGTACGACCCAAGCGCAGTTGCGACCCGAAACGACCGTGCGATGGACGCAGACAACGGTTTCGACCGCATGGCAGTGTCTTTCCAGACCTGGAGACGTGCTCACGGCTTCTCAGAGGCAGATGCACCAAGCCCAACCGAGCTTGGACTACGTATTCTGCTTGAGAAGGGCATGATTACGCCAGAGCTTAGCGAAGCTATGCTTGCAGCGGTTGCTCCAGAGATTATTGACGCAGCTAGACAGGCCCAGCAGGGACAAAGCGTAGGCCCAGTGCCTGACGATCTAGCTCAAATGCTTCAGGGACAGGCTCCAGCCGCCCCTGAGGGCGCTCCGGCACCCGCAGGGCCCGCAGCTCCTACAGAGGCCCCCGCCGAAGAAGCCCCGGTAGTAGAATCTCCGATTCAGCTAGCGGAACCGACCACAACCGAATCAGAAATCCCCCAGTAAGGAAAAATAAATCATGAATAATGAAGGACCAGACAACTACAGCAAGGAAGGCTTGGCGCAAAAGCTCGCCGTGCTTCTTGGCACCACGGTTGTCGCTCAATACATGGCCCACGGCTACCACTGGAACGTTAAGGGACCAGAGTTTACTCAGTTCCACGACTTCTTCGGTGAGATCTACGAAGATTGGGCAGGAGAAGAGGACCGTATTGCCGAATACATTCGTATTGTTGGCTATGACGCCCCACACTCGCTGCAGGAGTTCCTAGCAGTAGCGTGCTTAGACTCTAAGCCGTGCTCCGGTAACCCGATGGAGATGGCAGCCAACCTATACGAAGCCAATATGGTTCTGCACAACTGCGTAGAAGACATCTTCAACCTAGCAACCGCAATCGGCATGCAAGGCATTGCCGACTGGGCCGCAAGTCGCATGGACGCGCACTCTAAGTGGTCTTGGAAGATCGGAACCACCATTGGTGCCGACTCTATGCAGATCCAAACCCTCGATATGGGAAAATCTGGGGCTGAAGTTCTTCTAAACGTAGTTGACAACGATAACGACGAG